ATAGCATCGTTTACTGCATTCTTACATTGGGTTTGAAATCCACGAGAAGATGTAAAGCCAGCTTCAGTTAAAGCTACCTCATTAAATCTAGCTAGAACTTCGTTTGTAAGACCTAAGTAATTATATGCCATTGTGTTCCCTTAAGATAGCCTAAAGGGGCCACTCAAAAGCAGCCCCTAAGGTTAGTTCACTTATGCAAGCGTATCACGGTCTACTTCCGCAGCAGCTTTAGTAGCACCCATTGGGGCATATACTACAAAGAACTGGAAAGAACCTGCTGATGGAGCATTTGAACCTGCAAGCAATGCAGTAATGGTCGTGTCAGCAGTTGTGACATTTGTGATGCCGTTTACTGTGGTAGTAGTGGCACCTAATGTTTTAGCACCATTAATATCAGCAGTACCAAGCATGTCAACGTCACCACCTGTTACACCGTAGCTTACTGCGTTAGCACCACCGACAGTGGCTGCAGCAGTACACTCAGAGCCAGCAGCAAGAACCACGCAATTGCTTGGAACTACACCGATTTCGTGAGTTGAGCTAGTTGTAAGACTACCGTGAGCAATCACAGCAGTCTCAATACGAACTGGAGATTGTAAAGCCATTGTTTAGTCCTCCCTTATGCCAAGTTGTATTTGGCGTTAACAAGAGCTTCTGGACGAAGGATCTTGCGGCCGTATAGATGCATACCACGAACAATGTCAGCAAAGCTGTCAGGGTCACGATAAGTTTCAGTCTTGTTGATTTGCTCCGCAGTTGCGACAGCAGAATCATGACCAGCTACGATAACACCGTAGTTAGCGTTTTGGTTTGCAGTACCTGTAGTAGCTGAACCAGTACCAACTGAAGGCAGGTTGCTTGAAGTGTATACACGGAAACCGTGGAAGTTATTCAAGACCAGACCATTGCGTAGTCCACCTGATTCACCGAAGTCTGCGTTGAAGAGGCGTGAATCCTCGTCACGAAGTACTTCCATAAATACTGGGTCAACTACAAGCCACCGTCCTTGAGTATCAACTTGCTGTTGATCCAAGAGGCGAGCCATACGAGCAACAACCATTGCTGGTGAAGCTGTAGCAGTTGGAAGGGCTGTGGCACCAGGCAAACGTGCTGCAACTGGGATCGAATGATCACCTGCAGAGCCTGTTGAAATGTTACCAAAGTCACCTTTTTTCAGTTTCATGCTTGCAAGCAATTCATCTGAACCAGCAGTGGCTACTGCTTTAGTACCATTTACAGTAGAGTTTACTGTATCGGCATCTGTATGCAAAGCTGATTGTTTGTAGCCAGCCAAGTAACCAAGAACTTCTTGGTCGTGCTGGTCAGCCAAACGATAAGCTGCACGGTTGGTTGCAAGATCCATGAAGTTCACATGTGAGTGAGCTTCCTCGATGTCATCAATTTTAAAGGCAAAGTAGTTAGCTTTGTCTACAACCAATGAGAAATCTTCATCGTCAAGATCTTGTGCTGAGATGTTAGTACCACGAGCATATGAGCTTACGGAAATCTCAGGTTCTTTAATGATTTTTACAGTGTCGCCTTGGGCACTGATCTCTCCGAAATAATCAGAGTTGGTGATGTCACCACATACAGTACTCTTGCGGAAAGCAAGTTGTACTTTTTTGGAGTAGATTACGGATGAGAAGTTACCGTTAGGTAAGTTACCGTATCCCCCTGCTGTTGAAAAAGCCATAATAAATCCTCCTGATAGTTGGCTTCGTTACAAAGCTAATACCAATAAGAGGCTGTTACATTTTCTAGGGTGCGTAAATTTAACAGTCGGCCAACCGTTAGTTTACGGGCCTGTACTTGAACAGGTGGTTCTTTATAGTTTAGACTTGTGGAAATTGGACCAGAACAAAAGGTAGTCATAGAGAGGCTTTTGTTCTATGTCCCTAGTTATACTATTGATTTTTTGTTTGTCAATAGTTTATCTGGCATTACCAGACACGTCATAGACAAATTTACCAGTGCGCATTGCTTTGTTAATTTCGTCTGCACGTTCTTCAAATTCTTTGTCAGTCATCTTAGCAACTTCTGACTCCCGAATTGTATTACTAGAATCAGCTACATCTACTTCTGTTTTACCTCGTTTGGCTACAGGTGATGCTGCTGCTTTCTTGCTTGCTTTCTTAGCTTCTTTAGTAAGACCTTTGTCTGACTTATAAAGATCAATGACACGTACTACTGAGGCTGGATCATCTGCATTTTCATACAGTGCATCTTTAACCCACTTAGGTTGTGCATCAGCCCAGTCATGAAACTCATCTGCCTCACGTAGCTCATCAAAGTCTGAGTGTGACTTACGTATTTCATTTTCAGACTTAACTCGATGAGCTTCTGCATGAGCTTCGTCAAGTTCTTTTAGTCGAGTATCAGCCTTTTCAAACATCTCCTGTGCTTTCTTAGCTGCAATTGTTTCTACAATACCAGCTACATCAGGATACTCTTTAGCCCACTCTTCAATATCTTCATCAGACTTAGGTGGGATAATGCCAGCTTTAACAGAAGCTTTTTCTAGGTTCTCTAGTTTAGCATCCCACTCTTTTTCTTTCTGCTGCATGTGACGTCTTAGGTCACCATAGCGTTTTTTAAAAGACTTTTCTTCTGCAGATAACGTTTTTTCTTCAACTTCTGTATTGGTCTCTGCTTCTTGGGTAGCTTCTTCAACTTCTTCTTCTGCATCTACTGGGGTTTCTCCCCTTGCTTCAGCTTCAAGTTCTGCAATCTCCTTAGCTTCATCTTCCATTCGTTGCTTACGCTTTGCGTGATTGTATCCACGATCAACGAATCCTGCAGTTTTTTGTGTTTCCACTTCTGCTAGTTCAGGCATATTATTCTCCTTATGTTGGGGTCAGCCGTAGCCGAGTAGCCTTATTATTTTTTCTTTTTGGGTCTTGATACTAATCCACCTGTAGCTCTGCCACCTGTGGCTAATCCTGTACCTAATTTTTCTGCAGCTGATGCTGCTGAAGATCTAGCTTCTTCAGTTGTTTTTGTACCTGTTGAAGCTTTAGCTGTAGGTGTTTGTGCTCTTGCAGCAGCTATTTGTGCCGCTGAAGGTCCATCATCACTGGAGTCTCGTTCTCTTTGTTCTTTGATTCTTTTAGCTTCCTCTAGTCCACCACCTTTTGGATCAAATCCCATACGTCCAGAAGGCATACCTGCTACAGATTTTTTATCTTCAGTAGGTACTGCTTTAACAGGTTTCCCAGGTGTAAAGTTATGGAATTTTTGTAGCCTTGTTTTGTCAGAAAGACTTAGATTAGAAAGGAATGCATCAAGTTTATCATCTCTTAAAGCTGAGTCTACGTTAATTCCAGCGGCTTTAAGATCCTCTATAACTTTCATATCACCGTCAGAGCCAAAAAAAGCATTAACGATCTCATCAGCTTTACCTAAACCTGCAGAAGCTTTAAGTTGATCGTCTACAGCTTTTTGAAGTGCTTCTGCCCCTGCAGTATCACCCATAGCTTTTCGTATTTCTATTTCAGCCCTAGCTGTAGATAAATTTGCAACCTGTGCTCCATACCTACCAACTGCAGCGCCTGGAATACCGCCTAAAACCCCACCAATAACAGAACTTATACCCGAACCAAATTTAGATTCTTTACCAAAATACTTATCTATAGAACTCTGAACACCCTCTGTAGACCAGTTTGTATTTTCATACCAAGGGGTAGCTGTAGGTGCCTGATCACCACTAGGAGAGCTATCATCACCACCTACTACTGGAGTTTCTATTACAGGTGTTTCAGGCTCTTCACACATCTTAGTATCAAGGTTATAAACTAAACCCCTAGCTTCACAACTAGCCTCATTTTCTACTGGTACTTCAGTATCAGTAATGCTTACAGAGTTTTCCCAGCTAAAATTACCAGAGGGTGTAAAAGAAGAATAAGGGCTTACTTGTGGGATTTCTGGGACTGCAGGGGGTTGTACTACTGGACCCCCGACATCTAAACCCTGAGCCATAGGTTGTGTATATTGCATCTGCTGTTGTTGATATGGATCTGCTGGAACCATGCCACCTTGAGCCATCATAATGTTGTTGATCTCGTTCATCTCTTCTGGAGATAGATCACCACCCATAGCCATCTGAGGTGGAGCCATAGGTGCAGGTTGTGGACTGTATGGTGTAGGAGCTTGAGGCATCGGTGGCTGCATCATAGGAGCAGCTTGTGGTCCACCAACAGGAACAGGCTCACCACCGATTCTACCATTAGCTTCCATGCTTTGCAAGCCCTGTTTTGCTTTATCTCGTAAATCTTCAAAATGTTTTACACCAAGGTACCTGACGACATCAGCAGGTACTACATACTCACCTTCAGATAGTTGAGCAGATATATCATCTCGTACCTCTTTAGCCATAGAACCATTAGGTACTTCATTGCCTGACACTGGGTCTCGCTTCATGCCATCGTCTTTTAGTCCACCTTGTTGCATAAAGGCCATTTCCATTTGTTCGTTCATAACTGCTCCACCTTTGTTAAAGTCTTTAGGTTTATTTCTAAAATCTATTTCGGGGTTAAACTGCATAGATTTTTCAGCATAGTTTTTATCGTTTAAAGCCATTTTAATTTTATATAGATTTTCTGTGGCATCAGTATATCTACCTTCACCTAAAGCCACAGCAGCTTCTCTACCAGCCAATTGCATCTCATTATAGACAGGAACTTTTTTATGCTCCTCTGCATACTTTTTTAGAGCTTGGTTTACAGCTTCTTGGTATTCTTTTTTATACTGCTCAAAAGAAATATTTGGTTTTTCGTTTTCATACTTAAACCTAGCATTACTTGCTATGTTTTCTGACATCTCTTTTTCAAAACCGTATTCGCTAAAAAGGCTATTAAGTAATCTATCAACTTTAGGTGCTACATATTCAGAACCATAAACACCACCTTTTTCTGCCATACGATGTGTCAGATCTCCTGTATGCTCTAGCGCATAAGGTAGTACTCCACCACTTAAAATGTTTTGAGCCTCTACCATAGCAAGCTCAGGTTTACCTCTTTGAATATCTGCTAGTTCTTCAAAAGCATCGTACACTTCTGGATCTATATCATCACGATACCTAATTTTTTTCTTAGGTTCTTTTGTAGAACCAGTTTTTAAATTAATATTGCCACCCATGCTACCTAAAGCATTAGGATCAACCTCAATACGTTTTGCAGTGTCTAAAGTTTTTTTAGCGCCAGTCTTAATTGCACTAGCTGCAGCATCACCTAATCCTGGGATAAGACCTACAAGGGCTGCACCACCTAAAGCGCCAACTAAAAGGTAGTTAGGATCATCTTTCTGTAACTCATCGTAAACTTCTTTAGCAGCTAGTGCATCACCAATAATAGGTGTAGCTTCAGCAACAAAAGTAGCAGCATCTTTAAATGACAGTTCAGTGTTGACATCTTCTTTATACTTATCCACCTCTTTAGTTACTGCTTCATCTGTGTAACCAAATAAATTATCTGTCTGAGCTGAGACATCACCACCCTCATTATAGCTACCTAGTCTACGAACCTGAGCTTGAGCATAATCTTCATGCTCTTCTGGTAAAAAAGTTTTAAATATGGGATCAGAGTCTTTATGACTTTGAGCTATTTCATAAGCATCTCCGTCATAAGTAACTCTTCTAATTGCTGCTACATTATCTAATGTATATCCAGGTTCATTTTCCCTAATAGAGACTTCCCCACCACCTTGATTACCACCAATAACGTTTATGTATTGACCTTCACCTTGACTTGTAATTCTCCCACCAGCATAAAAAGTTACATGGTCAGCAGTCCCATCTTTATCAAAATCAAAGACTACAATATCACCCTCTTGAATATTTTCAAGGTCTACAGGTTTACCGTAAGTTTTATATTCATTTGCTCTAAGTCTTTTATAGGGATCTTTAGATTCTATAAGATCTGCA